AAAGAAGCGTTCGTCTCATCTAAAAGTATAGTATCTGTTCCTGCTTTTACTACGAACATATTACTATGTCCTGCTTCTTGCCCTACAGGATTTGTTAAAAAATATATTTTTTCACCATAAAGACCACCTAGAGGTCCTTGAAAATCATTCCATGAAATAGCATTATTATAGTAAACATTTGAAGAATCATTAAATACTTCATCCCATAATCTTAGTTGTAATTCTTGTTCTGAGATATCATTCCAACCATGGTCCTTCCAAGGTAACCACCAGGATGTATCTGATAGTCTTTCATTTTGTTGTATTTTATTTGTATTATAAGAAGATTTCCATTGTTTTTTCATACTAAAAGGAACACCTGGAAGGTCATAATATCTATATATTTGGTTTCCTAATTCATCTACCCAATTTCCAAATGCATCTTTTTTAATAGGAGCTCTTAGTTCTTTTTGAGTATTTTTTAGAACTTTTTCTTGTGTAAATCCTTGTTTAATATTTAATGAAGATATATTTTCATCTGTATTTGCCCTGTATCTTATTGTTATAGTATCTCCCGGGAATATAATTTCTGTTATTTCTTTACTATCTCCAGGAATATTAATATCTAAGGAGGTGTATTCTAATTCGCAAGAAGAATATCTTGGTTGGTAAGGGTCTTCATTAAAAGGTTCATTAGAAGAGAAAGTAGGAGCAAATGTAGAAGCATCTGATCCCTCTAAACATGTTATTTCTGATTCTATATAATCTGTTATTCCTTCTAGAGTTATATCTAAATCTGTAGATTGCCAGTTTTTAGAATTTATATCTATGTCCATGGTTATTGGAGGACCATCTAATATTCCATCTAGTGTTGATATTTCTAATAATTGACATACATCATTATCAGACTCATTATATTCCCTTCCTGATGCTTTTTTTAAAGATTTAAAAGTATCATAATTTTGAATTTCTCTTTTAGCTCCATTTTGCATTACCCAAATAGGTAATCCATCTGCGTTTCTAGCTGGTGACCTTAAAAAAGTACCATCAGGGTATGCGGGATGTTGATTATTTACAACTGATTGTTTATTAACTAATATAGTATTTAAATCATCTAGTTTTTTAAATAAATCATCTATTACTTTATCTCTCCAATCAATATAATTATTTAAATGGTCTTGACTTTCTCTTATTAACTCCCAATGAGATTTATTTTCTGCATCCCCTGTAGATGAATTATCATTTTGTTCTCCTGATTTTTGTATTTTATAAAATAGTTCTCTATAAACACCAAAAAATCTATCTATAGAAATAGGTCTTTGTGTTTTAATAAGACTAGAAAAATTTCTATCAATAACATCATCAAATTCTTTGTTATTAAATACTTTTTTGCTTAGTTTTAATTTTTCTACAGAGCTTTTTGTTATTTTTTTATCTGAATCAAAACCCCCCATTATCTAACTATTTTAAAATAATAATCATTATCATATATAGTAGTACCATCATTGTTTTTATGTTTAAATAAAACACGATAATATCGTTCTGGTTGTAATCCCTTCATATATAACTTAAAATACATTCCTTCATCATCAGTACTCATTTTAGTATTAGAATGATCAAAGGGAATGACTTCTTCTTCAGTGTGAGCATCTCTTACACTATAAAAAGAACTTGTTGTAAAATATCCTACATTTAAATAATTTGATGTTGTAGAAAATTCTCTTGTAGGATATTTATCTCTTACATGAACTTTAAGTTTAGCTACATCATTTTGATTATATTCAGCTTGATTATTATAAAGAGTTACATTTAAGGGGCCTGATTTTTTAGCTACAGATTGTTTATTATGTATACTGTCATCCCATTTAAAAGTTAAAGTTGGTGGGTATATTGTTTTTGTTTCTACTGAAAAATATTGCATTTCTCCAAAACTACTTGTTGTATTTGATTCAACTGTGTCTGGTTGTTTTAATAAAAAACCATAATTAGGAATACCATCTGGATATGTTTGACTTGAAAATAAACTCGCGCTATGTTTTTTTACGATATCTGTTATATCCATATTGATATCTAATTCATCACCATATAAAAATTGTTGATTTCCTATAAAACCACTACCTGTGTACCATACTCCTCCTCCATGAGTTATAACTGAACTACTAATAGAACCTGTAGTTCCTGGGGTTAAATATGAAGGGTTTCCTGTTGGGTCTTCTGTGTAATTTTCTATTTCAAAACCTCCTATTACACCATCATTATTATTAGTACCATCATAAATAGCTGAATATGCTACTCCTGCTCCTGGTCTAAACCATTTATTTTCATATATTGTACTTCCGTTTCTTTGTAACCAACTTGCTCCATCTGAACCTGTAGGTAGGTTCGAATACCTTCCTGATCCTTCTTGCCAAGATTGTGATACAGCGTATGCTTCTAAATTTAATATTTGGGTTAGGTTTTTTGGTTCTGTTGAAGTTAATTCTAAACTACATGTTGTGTTTGTATTAAAATCTGAGGATCCTATAACATTTGTAATTGCTTCTGTAAGGTCTTCATTTGAGAATCTCATTAATATTCTTGAAGGATAATGTTTTTGGTCTGATGTTCCTTTTTCTTTTACTACTTCAATGATTTCATCATGCCCCGTGTTTAAATGAAGTCTATCAGGATGACTATATATTGTTGTATCTGTTTGTGGAAAGATGTGATAATATGCCATTTTAATATGTTGTTATTCGTCCTTTAATGTCTGCATCTGGATATTTGATTTCAAAAATGCTTGGATCTAATGAAGGGTAAATTACTCTTTTTTTAGTTGCACCTCCAAAATCATATCTATATTTAGAATATCCAAATGAAGATCCTGTTTTATTTTTAAATAATATTCTTTCTAATGTTTGTACACCTTGTACTCCTGCTATTAAATTTTCTACTTCAGATATAATAATTGGTTGGTTTATCTGCCATTTATCTATATTAAAATAATCTTTTATTTCTGATATACATTGTAATAATACTTGTTGGTTATTATAATTTTTAAAAGCAGTTATTTCAAATTCTATTTCAAAATTAATTATAAAACCGTCTTTAATATTTATAGCATCTGTTAACATTCTATATTGCTCTAAATAAGTCATTAAATTGTTTTTAGTTGCTGTATTTAATGTTGTTAGTTTTTTATTAGCATCATATCCTAAAGTATATAAATTTAAGGCTAGGGGATTTGGAATACGATTAGGTTCATTTGTCATAGGAGTTATTTGATCATCTTGAGTTATATAGGCTTTTGATATACCTCCAAATTTAGGAGGCATAGATAAAGTTCTAATTAAATAATCATTTTTTGTTACTGTTCTGCTTTGTGCAGAAAAATTAGCCATAGCATTCATTCTTATTTCTTCTCTACTATCACCAGCACCTCCTCCTCGAGCAGCTTCTGGATTATTAGATGCTACTGATCCTCTTACAAAATTAGACATAGCTATTGATGGTAAATTCGGTTGAGGAGTTGTACTAATTTCATTTGCTATTGTAATAGTTTCTGAATTTACGTTTGAAAGTAAACCTCCCCCTATAATATACCTAACTGTTAGAACTGTGTTTGCTGGGGCTTCTCCATAGGCTTTAGTGTATAAAAAGTTTGATGGATCATAAGCTGTATCTAATTTAGATCTTCCATCTTTAATTCCTAAACCAATATTATTAGGATCAGGAGTAATTATTGGATCTGCATTATCTGTTGATCCGGGGCCAAATTGTATTTCTAGTTCTCCTCTTGATTTATAACGACATACAAATCTTTTTGGTACTTTTTTTAATTTTAAAAGATAAGGAGTTTGTGCATTATAATGATGTAATAAAGGATCATTAGCTCCTGTGTTTTCAACTTCTTCAAAAACAGTATCTTGGGCTAAATAAGGTACTTCTGTCCATTTATTTCCTTTATCATCTACTATTGATTCAATTGATATTATTTCATTATTAAATATATTTATTGTTTTAAATCTTTCAGGAGCTCCTATAGAAAAGGTTTGTGTTATTACTTCTCCTGATATTGCTTTTACTTTCTTTTTTAATAAGTAATATTCAGGATTACTTGAATTGTCATATTGGTAAATACTAATATCTGTTGGGTCTAAAGAAGAGGAATTGTTAAATCTTACAGAATCTGTTGTGTAAAAATTAATACCTTCTGTTGATTTAAATGTAGAATTTTGATTTATTGTTAATGCATAAGTAAAATCAGGAACATATGCACTATTATGTAATATAGAGGGTACTAATTGAAATATTTCTAAATCTGTACTGGCTGCTGTTGTTGTTTTAGGTTTATAACCTAATGTATAAGCTAAATTATATAAATTTTCTTCTTCCTGAGCAAATAATAACATAGATTCTCTCAACTGTGTGTCTGTGTAAAAAGATAAGACATCTCCTACATAAGCTGCCATTTCCATAAACATCATACCTGGATTACCTTCACTAAAATCGTTAAAATTATTAGGAAAATATACTTCAGCAAATTCCATTAAATTATTTTTAAAAGAATTATAATCTTTATTTATATATTTAACGTCTTTATCTTGTGATTTATTTGATATTTTATTGTAGGTCATTATTAAATGGTAATTGTAATAGCATCTCTAGTTTGATCTAAATTAAACTGGTATACTAATTTTATTATTAATGTATGTTTATCAGAGATTAATTCTATGTTAGTGTCTATTAATGTTATTTCAGGGATATAATATTGTACTTGGTTAAATATTTGGTCAAATAATACTTCTTCATTTATATCATTTTCAAACAAATAATCTTGTAAAGCTACTCCAAATTCAGGATGATTTATTCTTTCTCCTTTTTTTGTTAATAGTAAATTTAATAAATTTGTTTTTACTTGTTCTTTAGTTGTTGGTGTTCCCCTAAACATATTAGTTTCATCCAAAGGAAAGGCCACCCCTATAGTAACATTTTTGTTAATATCTAGGGGGTTTATTCTTTTTGTTCCTTGAATTATAGGCATATATTATCTTCCTTTTTTCTTAGCTATTGCTTCCATTAAACCACTATAATCTTTTGTTACCGCACTTGCTACTGAATCTGGCATTCCTGTTGTATCCATAGGCATTGGGGCTCCTGTTGAGAAAGGTTGAGCCATACTTACAGGTGCGTTTCCTGATTCTGTGTTTGTATCTCCTTGTGCTGTTTCATTTAACAAATCATTTAATGTAGAATTATTTGTAAAATTTTGTTTTGTTTGTGGTTTTTTAGGTAATGGGTTTGATCCCATAATTTTTTCTCTTAATACACTAGTTGGAGGTCCTGAGGGTTTATTAGGTACTTTTACTATTCTCTCAGTGTGTTCTACTATTGTTGGTTTTAATTCATCACGTAAATCTTCTTTAAGTGTTTTCATTTCTCTACGTAACGCATAATCGATTTCTTCTCTAACTACTTTTCTAATTAGGTTTTCAAAAGTTTTTGCTTTCATGTTGTTAATTGTTGTTTGTTATAAATATAAATTATTTTAAGTTATTGGTACAATTTTTCTTTCAAATCGTGTTTTAAATCCAAAATCAAGTGCATTTAAATGTTCTACTATTTCCATTTTACCTTGTCCTTGAAGTTCTATTATAAGGTCTTCATATAATGAATTTAACTTTTCTGAAATACCATATAATTCGTTATTAGGTCTTGTATCATTTCCTATCCCTGTATGGCCATTAAATCCTGTAGTTGTTGATATTATACCTGTATTGCCATATCCTCCTAATCCTCCTTCTCCACCTAATCCATAATCTGTTTGTTGGTTTGTATTTCCTGTTCCACTGGCATTACCTAATCCATCTAAATTTGAATCTCCTAAATCCCCTGAATCCCCTGAATATACGTTTAAATCTCCTGATGCTATTAATTCTTGTACAAATCCTTGAATATCTTCTTCTGCTAATCCTGTAGGGTCTCTTTCTAATATTTTTGCTTCTAATACTTCTGGGTTTATATTTCCCTCACTATCCATAACTGAGGTGTCTGAAGTATTACACATTGAGAGATACATTAAATATAAAAATTCTATAAATGCTTTTATTTTTTGTACAAATGCTAATACAGGTTGTATTAGGGCAATAGCTACAGCTATTGTAGCTATAATTTTTAATGCCATTTTAGTATATTTTTTTAGCTGATCTGTTATGGCTGTTATTGTGCCCCCATATTCTGCTGTTGTTGATTGAGCTTTTAAAATAGCCATTGCTATTTTTTGTATAAGAATACCACTAGCTAAAAGGCCTGATAATGCTGATAATATAGCTGGGGATATAATTATAATTATTTTTACTACTAGGATTATAATTGCTAATATACCCATAATCATTTGTAATTTTGGTATTATGCTCATTATAATTTTATCTATTTTTGCTTTTATAGATTGTAATTTACCCTGAGCTTTTAATAATATATTTTCTAGTTTTGATATTAATCCATGGATTTTATTATAAATTCTTTTCATTTTTCGCTGAGCAGCTATACTACAAGCTCCTGATATTAGTTTTTCTTTAATATCATCTTTAGAAGGTAATTTTTCTAATACTTTCATTACTTGTTTTTTACCTTCAGCTTTTACTTTTGTTTTAGCTTTAGATATTACACCCCCACATTGTTGATTTAATATTGTTGTTAGTTGTTCTGCTGACATATTATGCTATTTTTGTTATATTACTTTTAAAATCTCCTACAGATTTTTGTAAAGTATGAATTCTATTTATAATATTTCTAAATTTACCATAATTTGGGGTATAATTAGGGGCTGTCTTTTTTATTCTACCTGTTAAAGGATCTGGAAATGGGGAAATAAAGGTTAATTGTCCTGTTATTACA